CCAGTTTTAGAGTTGACGCTGGTAGTAGATTTGGTCCCAGAAGCTTTCGATTTAAAACTGGTCGAAGTCGTTCGACCTTTCTTCGATTCTGTAACAGTGCGTCTTATCGAAGAGTTTATCTTCTTGCTTCTTTTCCTAATCATATTATATAACACGTTTCTCAATTAATGTCAACTGATTTTCTCTGTCAATATACTTATACTCGACTTTTACAGGATCCCATTCTTTCATGGCATCGAACACGTCTTCGATATTGAGTGCGCTGCACGTATAAACGTCCAGTTGTGCAAGCGCAGGTTCTACTTCATCCCATACATGCAGAGCGATGTGACTCGTTTCGATAATAGTCACGGCGGTAAGGCCACGATTGCCTACCATGTCTGAGTATACTGAGTAAGGACCCATCAGTATATTCATATCTATCTGTTTCACCAGCTTCTTCATCCATGCCTCGATGGCAGTGGTGCAGTTTGGTGGATTGTTTAGCTCTGCTCTTACGATGAGATGCTTGTGTTCTAGAATCTTACCCACTTCATGAATTCTCCTGTGTCTTGAGTAGATTTTTTACATGACTTGCTTGAATCTTACATGAGACCCAGGTGTTGTAGTACTTGGGGCTCAAGATGGCATCATGATCAAATATGTACTTCGTTTCGAAGTAATTACATTCACCACGCGTTTTACATAGTCTCAGAATGGTTCGACGGAAACTATCCTTGCCGTAATAGTCGATGTCTTCCTTCAGAGCAGAAGAAGATCCGTAATAGTCTCCCCAATCGGATTCTACACGGATCTTCTTTCGTTTACCTTTAACGGTCTTGTATCCTGCTTTTGTCAGGTACTTTCGACCTATGTACTTTTTACCATTGACAAGATTCTCGATGAGGTATACGAAGCCATACCATTCTTCATCTTCTAATGCGAACTCTTTACCTTCGTATAACCAAGTCATCTAAATCTACCCATAACAAGTGGAAAGATTTATTTATTCATCTTCCTCGTCGTCAAAAAGATCATCGGCGTCGAACTCCAAATCTTCAGCACAGAACGGGCAGTATTCTGGTCGTGCAGTTCCATCGGTAATGATTTTAAATTCTTCCTCGCATGAGGGGCAGGTGGTCCAATCCATTTACTGTAATCCTTCGATCTCTCTGATCGCTCGTTGTAAAGCCTGAATCTCCACACCCATGTCATGAATGCCATGTGCATCCTTGTTCATCAGAAAGACTTCAGCCATATCCCAGCATTTTTCTTCACGGTATCTCAGGTTATCGAGCGCTTCTTGTTCTCTTGTTCTCATAACGTAAATCCTTTGAACGTGTTTTCGTCCACGTCTTTCTTGACTCCACCAATCACATAGCTAGTAATCTCTGTTTCTTGTGGTGCCACCTGAACCTCAGAACCTGAGATCCACTTCTGTGTCCATGGCAACGGGTTTGCACCTGGCTTACCGTTCAGACCGATGTTGCCCATTCTCTTAGCAGCGATATGGTCTACGTAGTCGCAAAGAAGCTGCTCGTTCAGACCGATCATAGATCCGTTCTTGAATAGATAACGCGCCCACGCTTTTTCTTGTTCGACCACACTGTAAAACATGTCGATGCACTCAGCCCGTGTCTCTTCGCATATCTTTGCAAAGTCTTCATCCTCTTTTGGTAGAATTTTGAGGAGTTGCTGAGTTGAGGCAAGGTGAACGTTCTCATCCCGTGCAATGAGCTTGATGATCTTTGCATTGCCTTCCATCTTCTTAACTTCCGCAAAAGCCCACGAACATGCGAACGAAACATAGAATCTAACTCCTTCGAGAGCGTTGACGGCATTGAGACAAAGCCATAAGTCTTTCTTGTGTTCATATGCATGCTTCTTATCGTGTTGGAAGAGAGCGTACTGATTGTTGGCAGTGATCAGACGATCGTAGTACTTGCTGATGTCGTTGGCGCAGTCTACGATTTCCTGGATGTCGAGCATCTCATCGAAGACTTTACTCGGATCAGAGTAGATGTTACGAATGATATGAGTGTACGAACGCGAGTGAATAGTCTCGCTAAACGCCCATGTTTGGATCCAAGTTTCGAGTTCAGGCAACGAGCAAACAGGAAGAAAAGCCAGAGATGGGGCACGACCCTGCACGCTATCAAGAAGGATCTGACGTTTGAGGTTGGACGTAAAGATGTGTTTTTCATTGTCAGTCAGTCCCTTGAAATCTTTACCGTCTCTCGATAGATCTACCTCTTCCGGTCTCCAAAAGAAACCGAGCTGCTTGTCTGTTAACTTTTCGAAAATAGAATAACGTTGCTTGTCGTAGCGAGCGATATTGACAGGCTCGCCAAAGAAACAAGTTTGTTGTGTGGCATCTTCATGATTGATGCTGAATACAGTCATTAATTTCTCCGTTTACCAATCTTTTGCTTCGAGCCACTCGATCTGATTTTGTGCTACTACTCGAGTAGTAGTTTCTCCAGATCCTGTATCTTCTAGCACGAGAGTTACTGCAGTTGAGTCTGGGCGAGTAGAATACTCTAACACTGCCCAGACTTTACCTGCGTCATCCCACCTATCATTATCAAGTTTAATGTACTGCATTATCTACCTTGTCCACGATAAGCTTTGAAGCTTCTCTTCTTATGTTTGTTCATCGTCGAGAACTTCGGACGACGAGTATCTTGTGATGTTCCTGTTACGATAGGAACGTGCTTAGTGATTGTTGCTGACGGCGCTTTCTTTGCCATATGATCTCCTGTTAGATTTTACAAGAGTCACAATCTCCATCATCTACTTGCCCTTGTGCGAGTGGTTTTGGTTCTTCAATCTCACCAGCACCGTCAAAGGTGTTGAAGTAGTACAGAGTCTTACCGCCGTACTTATAATGCATCAAGATATGCTTGATCATCTCAGACATCGGGATCTTCTCGTCCTCGTAGTGGCGAGGATTGTAAGAAGTGTTTACCGAGATTGCCTGATCGATAAACTTTTGCAGGACCGCCATGATCTTCAGATAACCTTCTGGAGACTTTTGATCCCATAGTAACTCGTATTTATTCTTCAGCTTCTGAATACCTGGAACAACCTGCTTCAAGACACCGTCCTTCGATTGCTTGATCGATACGAGTGCTCGAGGAGGTTCGACACCGTTGGTCGAGTTACTGATCTGTGCAGAGGTTTCGGCTGGCATCAGAGCCATCAAAGTTGAGTTACGAATACCTACTTCGTGTGCTCTAATCGTCAGAGCGTTCCAGTCCATCTTATAGTTCGGAGCTACGAGCTCGTCTACTTCCTGCTTGTATGTATCGATAGGCATGATGCCGCTACCGTACTTGGTCTCGTCTGCCTTCGGACAAGCACCTACTTCTTCGGCAAGGTCCACAGATGCTTTGATAAGATAGTAGCTCCATGCTTCAGCATACTCGTGAACCAAATCAAGGTTTGGATCAGAATAATTGGTGTCATTACGAGCAAGCCAATAAGCAAGATTAATGATGCCGACGCCCAAAGGACGGCGATTGCGAGTACCAACAGCAGCGGCTCGAACAGGATAGTCCTGATAGTCAAGTAGAGCGTCGAGAGCACGTACGGCAATGGTGCACGGCTTCTCGAAGTCAGTTGGCTTTCTAATCTTTCCCCAATTGATCGCAGCAAGCGTGCAAAGGCTAATTTCGCCTGACTCATCATGAATGTCCTGTAGTGGTGTGGTTGGAAGAGTAATCTCACAGCAGAGGTTACTCATGCGGATCGGCGCTTTCTTCTTGTCAAACGAACCATGATCGTTGGCATGGTCGACGTTCATCAGATAGATTCGGCCTGTGTCCTTTCGTTCGGTAACGAAGGCTGAGAAGATATCAATCGCAGAGACGGTCTTTTTTCTGATTTTGGTGGAGCGTTCGTACTTTTCGTATAGTTCTCTAAACGTTTCAACGCTTGTGTAAAACGCTTCATAGAGATCCGGTACATCACCAGGTGAGAAGAGGGTGATATTACCTCCAGATAAAAGTCTTTCATACATTACCTTGTTAAACTGGACTCCGTAGTCCAGATGACGAATACGATTGTCTTCAGTGCCCTTGTTGTTCTTTAGGACAAGAAGATCCTCCACTTCGAGATGCCAAATGGGGTAATAGAGTGTCGCCGCTCCACCGCGGACACCACCTTGGCTACAAGACTTAACAGCAGATTGAAAATGCTTCCAGAAAGGAACAACGCCAGTGTGACTAGCATCACCACGGCGAATAGGAGATCCAATAGCCCTAATACGACCGCCACCAATACCAATTCCGGCTTTCTGACTAACGTACTTAACGATCGCAGAAGACGTTGCATTTATCGAGTCCAGCGAGTCGTCAGTCTCGATAAGTACGCACGAGCTAAACTGACGTTGAGGGGAGCGAACGCCTGCCATAATAGGAGTAGGCAAACTAATGTCAAATGTACTAATTGCATCGTAGAGATCCTTTACCCACTTGATTCGATCTTTGGTGTAGTTTTGAAAGAGCGTCATGGCAATCAGCATGAATGCCACCTGAGGAGTTTCGTAGAACTTGCCGGTCACGCGGTTCTTAATGAGGTACTTACCACGGAATTGTTCCATGGCAGCATAAGTCAGAAGATTGTCGCGGTCATGGTCGATGTAATCATTAAGTTCGAACCATTCTTGCTGCGAGTAGGATTCTCCGATCTCTGCATCATAATAACCAGCATCGCGCACTCTGAAATAGTGTTGGATTAGATGGTCAGGCTCATACTTACCATAGACTTCCTTGCGGAGGTTATAGTTGATCAGACGACCTGCTACGTACTGATAATTGGGTGCATCTTCTGAAATGAGATCGGCTGCGGCCTTGATCAGGGTTTCCTGAATATCCGTAGACTTGATGCCGTTGTAGAACTGAATGTGTGTCTTGATTTCAAGATCTGAGACCGAAACGCCTGAGAGACCTTCACAGGCATACATAGCAACTTTGTGGAACTTATTAATATCGAGGGGTTCGCGCGTTCCATCACGCTTCGTGACTTGAATCATCTGTTCTCTTTCTTAGCAATATCTTGCCATCTTCTTCGACGATCCATACGAGATCGTCACCGATTGACCAACCGAGTTGATCCAACACTTCTGGAGGTAACTCTATATATAACTCACCTTCATCGTCTTGCTTGACTATAAGCTTTTTCATTATACTTCCAATAACTTATATGCTATGACAACCCGCATTGTGTCGCAGGCTGAAGTCGGTTCTAATCCTGAATGTAAAATGTTAGCTCTGAATAACACACCCGAGTTTGGAGTTGGAATAAAAGATGAGGGTTGTTTTTCATGATAAAAAACCGTGTGTCCTCCCCATGTAACATACCATTCTACGTTCATATACTGTAAGAAGGTCCAAGCATTATCTCTGGTATCATCGATATGCAGTATACCGTTTTGACCGTGTACTTGTCCATTAGCGTATATTCTATGTATTATGAAATTTCTGCCAGTTCTTTCGTTTATTATCTTTAACATTTTTTCAGTATAGAATTTGTTTTCAGACAAATCCATACTTAAATACTTCACCGGAGTAGTTGAATAATAATCTCCGGTTTTATTTACGTACTTCCAGTCGCCCATCGATAGATCTGCATACGCTCTATCGAATTCGATCCATGGTAAAAGATTATCATAAACTTCTATTGGAGGATTCATGACCAGTGTCTCAGTGTATTGGCGATGATAAAGAAGTTGGTGATAAAGGCTTGACCGATCAACACAGTTCTTACCCATGCAACTCGATCAGATTCCTTATCACATGGACTGGCTTTTTCTCCGAGAGCTTTGAACCAAATCCTCTTCCATGTCACGGTAGCTTCCTTTCGAACTCTTCCCATGCCTTGATACCATCGAGTGCCTTCTTCACATCAGGGAAGTGATGACAGATAATTTCCCAGCACTGCTCAGCAACGATACGATGTTCCTTCTGAGTTGCCTTATCCATACGCAGCTGGCAGTAGTGAACCCACGAACGAAGCGATCCAGACATGATCATGACCGATTCGGTGTTACCTTCTGGAAGAACTGCACGAGCTTGTTCCTTGGCGATGCCACGATCGACTGCCCACTGATATGCAAAGTTAGCAGCGTTGATAGCTTGCTGTTGAACTACGTTCCATTCCTCAGCCAAACGATTCTCGTCAGGAGTTAGTTCGACGGAGTTCTGTCGGTTCTTGGCATCTTGGAGTCTGGCTTCACGTCGTACAAATCCGAGATCCTTTGTTGGATCTGCATAGCGTTGTGAATATTCTTGAAATGAAAAAGAACGGTGGCGAAGGATTTGACGAGCGATGTCCCGTGTTGTTTTGATTTCCATGGAAACATGAACCATCTCCAATGGTGACCAATGCTGGTTACGAATGAGGTACTGCACGAGTTTCGGTGCAGTCGCGGTGTTGTTTTGATTGGATGGGTTTGATACTCGAGCTGCCCATGCCACGAGCTCGTTTGCAGTCGTGCACTCGGTGTATGCACTTGGCTTGGTAATACCGATTAGATTCACTTCTGACATTAAATAAAATCCTCTAGAGTTGCTGAAGTCATACCGATATGGTAAGGCTTCTTACGACGAATCATGTTCTCGATCATGTTACGAGTACCCCGAGACTGACCATCCCAGATAATGATGGCTGCATCTGCATACTCAGCCATGGCACGATTTCGATAAGGACCAGCAGAGTTGCCGTATCGATGCCATTCCGCTGGCATCTCCTTGATCGGGATATTATTAGCTCGAGCCCACTGTTCACCGAGCTGGTCCGGACCGACTGCTGTCCCGCTTACCACTTCAGTGATCTCATAGCCAGAACTCTGAATGGTATCGACTACCAACTTGTAGTCATGAATGTTACGCGAACCCGCTATGATCACTTTCATTGTTCACCTCAAACGTTTTCACGGTCTGGAACCGTGTCTTACTTACATAACCTATTGATTTCAAAAACTCGATGCGCTCAAGGGCATCCGTGTAGTCGATGTACATGCCATCGTTAAACCACCACCAACGATCGAGACCGAAGATCCAACGAGGTTTACGACGATACTCTACAAGCCACTTGCCATCCGTACGAAAGATGCGAAGCTTGGTAATTTCAACGTGATCAAACTCTACGCCGTACTCGTTAGCTACTAGCTCAGCCATATCCGTTTCCTATGTAGTTAAACAAGCCGGGATCGTGGTAAGTCTTGCCTTGTGTAGGCTCAGGATTTTCCCGCGATACGACCTTTACATACTTATCAAAAAACTCGAGTCCACGTAGTCCGATGATAAGTACTTGAGCTGCGCTGACGAGGTTTGAGTTGTAGACGACCCATGTCAACTCTTCTTCTGGCAGGTTCATGACCGCTTCAACGGTCTTTTCTCCAAATTGCGAAGTGAAGTTTTGCAGTAGGTCCTGAGTAGTTGCATTCATCGATAACTTCCTTGATATATTCAGCTGACAATCCCGATAGGATCATGTCGTTGATGTCCTTCTGTTCGATCTCAGAAGGCCAGATGACCACGCGATAGCCAGCATCAATGGCCTTCTGCATCCTCTTGATGGTATCAGGATGCCGAGGCTCATTATCAAATACTACCACGATTTTCTCTTTAGGTAAACCGGTTTGTTCGACTTGTGCAGCTAAATCTCCGCCAGCTGCTGCCATGGCATTTGGCAAGAACATCGAATCGATCGGTCCCTCTAGTAAATATATATCCTTACTCGAGTCGATACTATCCAGACCGTACACCTTCGGCTTGGTCTCATCGAGCATGATGGTGATGTACCTTACACCGTCTTTTCGAAACGACCTACCTTGAAAACCGAAGAGTTGTTTGTCCTTGTCCAAGAAAGGGATGATCAGGCGTGGTTCGTCCTTCTCACCGATCTTGATCTTGTCAGGGATCATGCTGTTGACCCACGCACCAAACTTAGGAGCGTAGAACAACTTGTAGTGAAGATGGACTGGGATCTGACGTGACTGCACGTACTGTTTCACTGGGTGATCAGGCTTGAGCTGACTCACCTTCTTGATATCTGAAAGAGCCGTAGTCTTGACGAAGACAGGAGGCTTCATCTTCTCGGCAAAAGTCTCGACGTCCTTCTGAGTACCAGATTCCTTGATCTGTTCTTTGACGTATTCGAGGTAGAGTGTAGGATCGATCTCCTTCAAGAAGTATCGAAACTTCATGGAGGCATTGCAGTTGTGGCAGTAGTAACGAACCTTGCCACCCTTCTCGAGGATATGACCGCGCTTCTTTCTCTTATCTTTCTTCGAGTCGCCGCAGATAGGACAGCGGCATCGAT